AATCGCGTCGTGCTTGGGATGAAGCAGGTCTTGAGGCCTATCCAAAAGACCCCAACACGAAATTCTGGGATGGCTACAACCAGCAAGAAAATGTCGTCATCGATGAGTTTCGCGGAGCCATCAGTATCTCCCATGTCCTCCGGTGGTTTGATCGGTACCCCGTTGTCATTGAAGTCAAAGGTGGAGCTGTTTGCTTCACCGCCAGAAAGATCTGGGTTACATCGAATCTCCACCCCAGAGATTGGTATCCCGATTTAGATCAGGAAACGGTAGCAGCGTTGATGAGGAGACTTGATATTAGTTTAATTGAATAATAAATAATTGAAAAAAAATGTCTTCCCCCGGGCATCGCCCAAGCAGCGTACGCAGTACAACGCTTTCACTGAGAGTTAGGGTTAGGGTTTAGGGATTGGGTTAGGGTTAGGGTTTAGGGTTAGGGTTTAGGGTTAGGGATAGGGTTTAAAAAGTTAAAGGAAAGGCGAGATAAACAGTGTCATTTATGCGCACCCCCGGGCATCGCCCAAGCAGCGTACGCAGTACAACGCTTTCACTGAGATACTTATGAATAGAAATATATTAAAAAACTAATTAAACAAGTCCTGCACCACGAGTCTTAATATCTTGAGCCTTGTAAGTTAACGATTTGACCCAGTTGTAACGCAAACCGTTGAGACCTTCGCTCGCATTCCATGAAATGTTATTGACGACGAAAAGTTTCGCTTTAGTTACGCCTGCCTTGGCTAAATAAGCGGTAGTTCCTAAGACTTCTTTACCCATTACTTTTTTGTGTTTAAAATGGAGGCCAATGGAACCGTCGATAGCCTCACCTGGTGGTAAGTATATTTTTTGTTTTTTTTGGAGCTTAAAATACTGCATAAAAGTACCTGCAACAGTGTAAGGAGTAACTCCTGGGGTGGTGAAAACCAATTGTGTGCCACCTACACCGGTGGTACCTTGTTCAGCGACGCATTCCACAAAGAAGTCCGACATATTTGTTCTAGTTCCAACTGGAAGATCTTTAATGCAGATAAATTCATAAGTATCCATATCAAGTACTTCTGTAGCTTGAGTGTTTCGGATGGTGTAGTGCATGTGGGCACCCTTAATCTCAATGAATGATTCTTCATCGACAGATGTAGCAAAACTATTTTGAATACATTGTAGCAAATCGTCCCAGTTTGGACCTGTTCCTGAACCTCCAAAGAGTCCAAAATCGAAACAAGTTTGAGTGTCGGTTGCCCAGGTGACTAAAGAATCCAAAACACTGTAACGTTGCATGTGTTGCGTTGCATCTTCACCCGCTAATACCTCTTTGACGGCTTTAGCAAAACGCAATTTTTTTTTAGAAATTTTGTTTTTCTTTGGACGTTCATTTTTGACGGCTCTGTAGCGTGATGTTTCTTTCACATCAAATATATTTGCTGCAGACAAGCTTCTTTCGCGAGCTCTATTTCTTACCGTGTGAGGAGTAGGGTAACTGCGGGAATTTATTGGTGGCATTCTGAATAGAGAGGCACGCAAAGGAAAGTGGGAGGATTTACGCGCATTAGCCGCCATAAGCGACCTTCGATACTGTGACTCTCTAGTATTACTCACAGTATCGAAGAGTCAAGAGTCGTTTAAAATTGAGAATCGCGTCGTGCAGAAGTCGACGAATTTAATTGGTTGCATAATTCATGCGTCAATGCAAAAAGTGTGAACCTGTTCACGTCTATATAAGCAGCGACATTTTCACATTTTATATGACATCAAAGTGGTATATATTAACCCTACCTGCCAAGCAATATGTGTATTCCGCCAGCGAGCTCCCCCTTCGCGTCGATTACGTACGCGGACAACTCGAGTTGTCTGAATCTGGACTGCTGCACTGGCAGTTCGTGTTGCACTGTACCCAATCCCTCCGATCTGTGGCAATTCGACGAATGTTCCCGAGTGCTCATGTGGAAGCCACCCGTAGTGCTGCCGCTCTCGCCTATGTTTGGAAAGAAGATACGTGCGTTGCAGATACTCGATTTGAAATCGGCGCGCTACCGGTGCAGAGGAATTCAAAGAAAGATTGGGGGGATATCTGGAGTCATGCAATTGCTGGACGACTTGGAGAAATCCCACCAGATGTCCGCATACGGTGCTACTCTACGTTGCGACGTATTGAAAAAGATTACATGGTACCGAGAGCGGTTGAACGACAAGTTATTGTTTTTTATGGACCTACGGGAACAGGCAAATCGCGTCGTGCTTGGGATGAAGCAGGTCTTGAGGCCTATCCAAAAGACCCCAACACGAAATTCTGGGATGGCTACAACCAGCAAGAAAATGTCGTCATCGATGAGTTTCGCGGAGCCAT